TTTTGTTATACAACACCCCCTTCTTTATTACGTGTTTTAGTTCTTATAATATACGATTTAATACTTCCCCCGTTTCTACGGGGGATTTTAGTTTGTGGACGTTCCACGTGGAATGTGGATAACTTTTTAAAATATTTTTTTGTATATTCAAAAACATTCCTATCTTTGTGCTTCATTAATCGGGGAACAGCACATCTGAACAACAAAAGTTATGGCATATACATTATCAATCGCACCTTACTTTATCACAGCAGTTGTAGTAATTTACAAATTTAATAAATTAACAAAATTAAAATAATAGTTATGAAAACTAAATTACAACCAGTATCAAACGAAGTAAAAGACTATCTTAAACAAAAGATAGCTAAACCTTTAAGTCCAAAACAAATGTTGGCTGAAGCGTTAAAGAAATTAAAACAATCACAATCAAAATAATAGTTATGTAAAAAAATACAAATCCTGTTGTACAGGAAGTTATAGAAAAATTTGACACGGTTTATACAATGACTAAATCGTTTGTTGAAAATCGTCATTCAGCATTGAAAGGTTTATTAATCAGTGGTGATGCTGGTACAGGTAAAACTCATTTTGTAAAAAAAGCGTTTATTGATACCGAAACTACTGACGATGTAAAATATGTTAAGGGTGCATCAATATCTGCCGCATCATTATATGTAATGTTATATATGTATAGAGAGCAAGGTAAGGTAGTTGTTTTAGATGACGTTGATATTACAAGTAAATCACCTGCGGAAAGAAATGCTATTTTAGACATGATGAAAGGAGCAACCGAAGTTACCAAAGGTGATAGAAATATTAGCTGGATTAAAGCGCAATCAAATCCTTTAATGGTGCAGAATAATGTTCCAAACACATTTAACTTTGAAGGGTCTTTAATTTGGATTACAAATGAAACAATAGACGATATTGCAAAGAGAGCAAAAAATCATTGGGGTGCAATATCTTCTCGTTTCAACCAAGTTAAAGTTTATCTAACTCCAGAACAAAAACTGATGTACACTCTATTTCTTATTGAAGACATTAATATGTTAGGTAAAGAATGTGAAGGTAAAGAAGGTGGATATTCAATTAAGGTTCAAAATGATACTATTGATTACATTAAAGACAACTGGAAGGATCTGTTTGAGATTACTCCAAGACTTGCAATTAAAATTGCGGACATCAGAAACAATCACCCAAGCAACTGGAAAGTTTTAATTAAAAATCAGTTATAATGAAAAAAGAAATTACATGGGGATCAATCCCAATAGTAGGATTAGAAGACGAAGATTATAATAAATTTTCTCTTTTAGATTTACAAAAAAATGATATTGGTTTATACGGTGGTAGGAATAGTAAGAACAACGCTAAAAAAGTGTATGAATATGATTTGAATGGTGTTTTTATAAAAGAACATGAACATGCCATGAAAGCTGCTGAAGAACATGGTATTAACTATGCAAATATTTATCACTGCATTTATGGTATGATGGGTCAATGTAATAAAAGCATTTGGACGGATGTTTTTTATGAAAAGTTACCAACTGATATTTTAGAAAAAGGACGAAATTCAAAATGGGTTAAATACGATAGACCAATATATAAATACGATAAATACGGAAAATTATTGAAGGTATATAACAATTTGAAAGAAACTTCACCAAAAATAGGTGTGCAGTCAAATATAAGAAGATGCTTATCTGGTGGATTAAAACAAACTCAAAATTGTTTTTGGTCATTCATTGAGTTTGATGAATATCCTTTTAATATGATTAGTTTTAGAAAAGCTAAACAAATAACACAATTTGATTTAGCTGGTAATAAAATTAAAGATTGGGTAAGTATAACTGATGCAGCAACTACTTTGAAATTACATAATTCTCATATAAGTAATTGTTGTTTAGGAAAAAAAGAAAATTACGCAGATTCTATTTGGAAATATAAAAACTAATTCCCCTAATATAAAGTAGGTTTCTCATAACTTCCTACTCTACCCTGTCGTTTCTACGGTGGGGTTTTTTTATATTAATCCTCTAACAAGTACAAACACGTTAAAGCCTAACGCAGCAATTACCCACACTAATGCTAAACGTACGTAGATCTCAAATAGAGACGTTTTTAGACTACTTATCACGCCAGGTAGCGTAACATATCGCTGCTGCTTGTTCCTGTCCATATTCGTCTATAATTGATGAAATACACCTACTCACATACTTTTGTTCATCCTCATCAGAACTTGGTGAAGGAATTGGAAATCCTTCCTTAACGATCTTCTTCATCTCTTCTTTGGTAGGTACGCAGTTAGGTACTTCTACACCATCTAACATTTTTGTGCCATATGGTTCGTAACCTTCCCAGCATGGGTTAGGATCAATTTCAAAATTGTTTTTCTTTAGCTTTAAAATTCTTTCAAACTTTGTCATATTATATATTATTTTAATAACAGTCTTGACATGGAGGATTCTCATGTTCTAATTCACTATACACAGAAAATTGTTTTCCAATGTTTCTCATTGAGTAACCCTTTCTTGTAGTATTTTTTAGGGATATACCACTCATGTACTTCTGTGACCTATCTGGGATCATACCGTCTCTGGTTGACTGCGTTACGTATTGAGGGAACACATTTGATCCATAACCGATTAATAGATAATCTTGTAAACGTGTCATGTAGAAGTCAGCACGTGACTTTTGAATGTTTCTTAAATACTGCATTGTAGCAATGTCCACAGATTGTGCGTTCTCCATAGTACCAGATACAATACCGTTGTTCATCGTTCTATACATAATTTGAGGTATAGCATTGAAGTAAGCAGTCTGGATAAGGTACGGTTGAATATACTCATTAACCAAAGTTGTTTCCTCTGCGTTAAATGTATTACCTGTTGCACTTACTTGTGATAATAAGTGCTTGTAAAATAATGTACCCAATATTGTTTGTAGGTCAATATCCTGTGCAATTTGTACTTCCGCTTTTAACACGTCCATATCAACATTCTTATTGATGTTGGTAAAGTTCTTTAATTTTGTTTCTGATATTAATAATACACCCATCGTTAATTAATGTTTAATTCTTCTTCTTCTACTAACCACGCACCACATTGTTCTTCGGTCAATCCATACCCTGCCATTAACATTTGTGTTGCTTGTGCTTTTGTTATTTTTTCTTTATTGTACTCTCTTACAATTCTTAATAGACCTTGATATTCTCTACCTGATAGTTTCTTAATGTTATCATTTACATTCATCTCTTGTTGGTCAGGAACTTGCACTGGTGTTACCGGTACATCATCCACAACAGGATTTTCTTTTATGTCACCAGTCAAGAATAGACTTAATGGTTTAATTTCAAATGTGGTAGGTTTCTCAAACTTGATTGACACCAATTTATTGAACACTGGTAACATACAATTTTGGAATGGTTGAATAACCATCTTACGGAAATATTCTGAATGTTCTACAATCTCGTTTGATGCACCGAGTTTACCTGCGGTTGCAATACCGAATAACTCCGCACTACTTACACGATGTGCAGATAAGATTGAACGTGTAATATTATCGTTCATTGTTTGATAATAGCTATCGTTGTCGTTACGTGGTATCTGTACAATTTCTGGTGCAGTATCTTTACTTTCGTTGAAGGATATGATTGCTTGTCCAGCGTTATCTGATCCTGCGTATTGTTCTTCTAATGCACGTGTTAAGATACGTTGTTCTTCTTCCCCAGGGATTCCACCGTTCATATTAATAAAAAGTGAGGGTACCATTCCTGAACGTAAATTGTTCATATGGAAGTTCTTGGTCTCAATATCAATCTCCATACTACGTTGTCCAGCAGACCAATCAGGTACCGGATAATAACTCATAGATGGGATATATGTCTTATAATAATAAATCTGTGTATCACCCTTAGCTTCCATATTGAAAGCAGGATATTCTTCCGGTGCATATTTTCTTGTGTCTTTCCAATGAGGTGAGTACCAATAAGATTCAATCTTATCTTCTTCATTTAACTTACCACTGCGAACTCTACTAAAGTCCAAATGATAAATCTCTGCAATACCCTTACCATCTTTTGTTTTGATAATCTGTAAACTAAAACCTCCAAATAACATAAAGTCCAATGCACATTTTCTCATTACATCAGCAACAGTTTCAGATGGATTAATAAGATTAACAGTAGCCATAGGATTATTTAATGACACTAAACCATCACCCATAATCTGATTTACCTTTGACGTTACGACAGCTTTGTGGATACTGCAATTGTCATATAACTCAATGAAGTATTGTGGTAATAAGTTATTCTCTCCGTAATATACCCATGGGTATCTCTGTAAAACTTCTGAAAAAACAGGAACCGTTGCACGGTCAAAGTTTGTTCTTGATAGTTTGTATTTTTGTATTTCACTCATAATTAATCTTGTATATAAATATAATTCTCGTTAGTTTCATTTGGTGAGATGTATTGTGTAAATCCTGCACCAGCTTCTGTACCTTCTAATATTGCAATACCTGTATATACTAATTCATTATTTGGTACTCCATATATATTTAAAATATACTCCCCCAAATAATTTAAATCATCAGTATCTAATGGTAATAATATTTCACAATAACGAATGTTCTCAAAATATTGTGCTGGATTACTTTTATTAATTGAGTAGGTTTTTACTTCCTTACTCATAATATGTGTGAACTCTAACGTATAACCAGTAAAGGTTTCACGACTATTATTGTTAATATTTAACACCAGCGAATTTTCTTGATCCTTATTTAAATAAATCATATTCTTGTCCTATATAAGTAAATATAAAAAAAACCATTTTGAATTGGTATATTATAAAAAAAAGGGTCCGAAGACCCTTCTTTTAGAATGATAGAAATATAGAGATTCAGTCCACGACAGACCTACTAACTAACTACTCCGAAACCACCTGCTGCGAAGATAGTAGGTAATGTACCACTAACAACGTTTGCTGGATCAGCTTCTTGACCTGTGAAGATCAATTCAAAACCATTTCTGTCACCGAACGCAGTACCAGTAGCAGCAGAACCACCACTTAAATACATTCCGTTTACTTGACCTAAATAGTAAGCAACATCATTTTGATCCACCGCAACGATTTGTATTTGATCGTTTTGACCTAATACTAATAATTGGTTTCTCTTATCTTGATCGTATTTGAAAAGGATTGCAGTTAAAACTTGTTCCCAAAAGATAGTACCGTTCTCAAAGTTTTTGGTAGTGTTTTGTGATAAAGAAGAAGTGTTTCTCTTTAATTGAAAATTGTACCAAACACCTGAACCTGTAATACCTGTGATAGGACCAGTTGTACCTGTAATAGCTACACCAGATACAGATGGAGCCGTAGCACCACTTGCACCTAATACCCAAATAGATTTAATACCACCTATTCCATCAGAGCAACCTAAATCAACTCCTGAAGATATATAACAACTCATATGTGTATAATTTTATTTTTTTTGTTTTATTTTTTTAAAGGGGACTTTCACCCCTTTTGTTTTTTTAATATTATGCTAAATTGTTTGTAGCGAAATATGCAGTTGAACCAAACGTAGCGATTGTAGCACCATAGTTATAGTTTGCACGTAATCTTAACTC